AGACACCCGCCTCATCTAAAAACAAGAAACCGACCCGGGGCGGAATCCCCGGGAGAAAAGGAGAGCAAGATGACAGACAGCGACCTCAGAAAGATTCGAAGCATTTTCGAGACACCAGAAGAAGCAGAAGCCAGAAAGAAAAGGGAGGCGAGAGACAAACAGCGAGCAGAAGCCTTCGAAAAATCACTGCAGGAAATCAGAGACAGAGCAAAGGCAGACATCGAGAGATTATTCAGCAACTAAGAAAGGGGAGAGAAACAAGATGAGGATGACAGACGAAGCAATCGACAGGTTCCGGGAGCTACATTGCAACGACATTCTGCGAGACATCGCGGGAGAACGCTACGACAGGCGAGATCCGGAGTCTACTATAGAAAAGCTCACAGAGGACGAAATCCGCCGCTTCTTAGTAGAGTGTGAACTACTCAGGAGAGGCGCGATTCGTTGACAAAATAGCGATCAAAATGCTATAATCATATAAGGTTCAGAAAGGAGACAAGACAGATGAAAATCGAGTACATTGGCATCAAGCACATCAAGCCTTACAAGAAAAACGCGAAAAAGCATGACAAGCGACAGATTGACAATGTCGCAGAAAGCATCCGCCAGTTCGGATTCGCGCAGCCCCTCGTTATAGATAAAAACGGGGAGCTGATCATCGGACACTGCAGGTTAGAAGCTGCAAAGAAGCTCGACATCCCAGAGGTTCCATGCGTAAGGCTCGACACACTCACTGACGAACAGGTGAAAAAGCTCCGACTCTTAGACAACAAGTTAAACGAATCTGAGTGGGACATGAGCCTAGTCCTCGCAGAACTCGAAGATTTAGACATGAGCGGGTTCGACATCGACTGGGGCGAAGACGAAGCCACGCAGCCGGAAGAGGGAGAAGCAGAAGAGGACGGGTTCGAACCTCAGCCGAGGGCGATCCCGAACATCCAGCGAGGCGACATCATCCTGCTCGGCAGGCATAAGTTGCTCTGTGGAGATTCCACAAAGGCAGAGGACATCGACAAGCTCATGGCAGGACGAGAAGCAGACCTACTCGTGACAGACCCGCCCTACAATGTCGCCCTCGGACAGGACGAGTTCAGCAAGAGAAAAGACGGGAAGATCATAGCAAACGACGCATGGGACAACGACGCCGACTTTATCAAATTCCTGAGGTCATGCTACGAGAACGCACTGGAGCACATGAAGCCCGGCGCGGCATTTTATATCTGGTACGCAGCGACGCAGGCGTACAATTTCCTCGAGGCAAGCAGAAAAGCGAAGATGCAGATCCGTCAGCAGATAATCTGGGTAAAGAGCCAGTTCACCATGGGAAGACAGGACTACCAGTGGAGACATGAGCCGTGCCTCTATGGATGGAAGGACGGAGCAGGACACTACTTCGTAGACGACAGAACCATCAGCACCGTATACGACGACAACGCAGACATCGACAAGATGACGAAGCAGGAAATGCAGGCAATGCTCCACGAGATGACAGACTCTGTGAGTACCACAGTCATGTACGAGGCGAAGCCCGTCACGAGCGAGCTTCATCCGACCATGAAGCCGATAAAACTCATCGGCCGATTAATAAAGAATTCCAGCAAGCCGGACGACATCGTCCTTGACATATTCGGAGGAAGCGGAACGACACTCATCGCATGCGAGCAACTCGGAAGGACATGCTACATGGTCGAATACGATCCAAGCTACGCAGAGTGCATCATCGACAGGTACGTCAAGCTCACGGGAGACAAAGACGGAGTCTGCATCATGAGGGGAGACGAAAATCTCACCTACGACGAAATCAAGACAGCAACATCGGAAGAATAAACGCAACCCCGGGCGAAGAACCGTCCGGGGTCATTGACAAAGAAAGGAGCCTGAGTCATGAGCGGAACAACAAACAAAAAGGCAAAAACAACACCAGCACGAAGCAACGGAAAACACCCGGGCGGAAGACCGCGCATCGTCATCGATCCTGACGACTTCGAAAAATTATGTCAACTCCAATGCACCAAGGACGAAATAGCGGGATGGTACCGATGCAGCGAAGACACCATCGAAAACTGGTGCAACAAAACCTACGGGGAGAGTTTTTCGGCTGTATTTGAGAAAAAAAGAGCAGGCGGGCGCATCAGTCTCCGCAGATCCCAGTTCGAGCTCGCGAAGAAGAACGCCGCCATGGCAATCTTCCTCGGCAAGAACTACCTCGGACAGAAAGACCAGCAGGAAGTGGTAGCACAGATCGAAGACCTGACGCCACTCGCGGATCTACTGAAAGGAGACGAAGATGACGACTAAAAAGACAGCAAGCCAAAGAGGACGGGGCAGCCGCAACAAAGGCGCAAACGGGGAGCGGGAACTCGCGAAAATATTCCGCGAAGAGTACGGCATCGAAGCCCAGCGGGGCAAAGTTTTCTACCACGAGAGCGACATGACAGGGATCCCCGGCATCCACCCAGAGGTGAAGCGAGTCGAGAGGCTCAACGTCCAAGAAGCAATGGAACAAGCCGTCAGAGAGGCAGAAAAGCGACAGGACGGCAAGCCTGTGGTTTTCCACAGACGCAACAACAAGGGCTGGCTCGTTACCATGCGGCTGGGAGATTGGATCAAATTATATCAAAAAAATCAAGAAAAAGATTGACAAAGGAGCCGCGCTGCGCTATAATATCAATATAACCAAACAGGCATACTCCTTATCTACTGAAAAAAGCTCTTCCTTTACACACAAGACGCGATGATTTGAAAGTCATCGCGTTTTGCGTTATAATAGGGTCAAAAGGAGGCACAAGATGACAACAGCAACGCAGACGATCCGCTGGCAGCCATTCAGCGCCAAACATAAAAGATATATAAAAGCCGCCCTCAAGAACAAACTCAACGTGGCAGAGGGCGCCATCAGAAGCGGGAAAACCATCGACAACTGCATCGTCGCCGCAGCATATCTGGAGACATGCAAGGACAAGATCCATCTCGCAAGCGGATCAACCATCGGAAACGCAAAGCTCAACATCGGCGTCTGCAACGGCTACGGGTTAGAGAATTTATTCAGAGGACGGAGCCACTGGGGCAAATATCGCGACAACGACGCCCTCTTCGTATACACAAAGACCGGGGAGAAAATCGTCGTATTTGCGGGCGGAGCCAAAGCAGACAGCTACAAAAGGATCCTCGGAAACTCCTACGGATTATGGATCGCCACAGAGATCAACGAGCACTACGACTGCGAGGACAGCCGCGAGAGCTTCATCAAGGTCGCAATGGGCAGACAAATCGCAGCAGCAGAGCCAAAGATCCTGTGGGATCTAAACCCATGCAACCCGGGGCACAGAATCTACAAGACATACATCGACGCATACAGAGCCCGCCCATATATCGGCGGTTATCAATACGAGCACTTCACCATCCGGGACAATCTCAGCATCACAGAAGCAAGACGGAAAGAAATCGAGAGCCAGTACGTCGTCGGATCCACATGGTACAGGCGCGACATCCTCGGAGAGCGCTGCATCGCAGAGGGGCTTATCTATCCCATGTGGCAGAAAGCCATCGCAGTCCCGCCGGCAGGAGAGATCCCCACAGAGTACACAATCGCCATCGACTACGGAACACAAAACGCATTCGCAGCGATATTATTTGCAAAATACAGCAACGCATGGTATGCTATAAGGGAATACTATCACAGCGGGCGAGACACAAAAGAGCAGCTCACAGACGGACAGTACGCAACAGCCCTCGACGCTTGGATCGCAGACATCCAGCCCGGGCAGAGAATCGAGACCATAATCGACCCGTCAGCAGCAAGCTTCATCACACTACTCAAAAAGCACGAGCACCGCTACAAAGTGAGGACGGCAGACAACGCAGTTCTCGACGGAATAAGAGAGACGGCGAACGCCCTCGACAACGGCTACGTAAAATTCAGCCCACGCTGCACCCATTGGATCGAAGAGGTCAAGGGCTACGTGTGGGATCCCAAAGCCGACGACGACAGACCCGTCAAAATCGGAGACCACGCACAGGACGCAACCCGGTACTTCGTAAAGACAAAATACATCATCAGAAAAGCCGAAAGGAGATAAAAGACCATGCTCACGTATCAGGACTATCAGCTAAGAGTTCGCACAGAACCGGACAAGATCAAGTTCATCGAGGATCTTATCAACGAGTACAAGGCATCGGATCGCTATCAGACAGCAATCATCGCCGACGAGTACGCGAGACAGGAAAACCGCACCATCACACAGTACAGAAAGCTCCT